GAAAGTCCTTGCACATCAATATCTGATGTTTCCTGTTCGGATTCTAATGAATCTGACATAAAATACTCCTATAAAATATTGGGTTTCTCATCTGCCTGAGTGTTTCCAATGGTTCATGCACTAATTGCAGAACACCCGTGTATAAGACGGATGCGGATGAATTGCGCGAGAAGGATTCGAACCTTCGACCACCTGAGCATGAATCAGGTAAGCTGACCACTGCTCTACCGCGCATTAGGTTGTCCTCCAGCCTGCATTGCTGCCTGCTGTTGCTGTTGCATCTTAGCAACAATACTCTCCTTATTAGGCAAAGGAGAAGCCTTGATAATCTCATCTGCTGGGATCTGTACACCTTGTTGTGCCATTTCCGACAACAATAAAAAGGCCATCTCCCTATAAGTATCGGTGTATTGAGCTTCTGTTACTTCTAAATCATAATCCATCAAATCTGAATCTTCCCAAAGCCTGGCTATGGCCTTTAAATCAAGTTCTCTTAGGCTCTGCTTCAATTCTCCATCACCTTCCATAGGTTCACTCAATACAATCCTTGCGATTCTCTCGGGAGAATAATATTCTTTCAGCATTCCAATGATATATAAGGTCAATCTTTTAGTGGATTCCGACCAATTTTCAAAAACATCAGCCATTCCTACAAGAGCCTGTGATCTGGAAATCAACATTGCCTTTCCACTTGTTCGATCAATACTATTTCCAGCTAATTCAGGAGGAATATTAGCAACTCTGTGGAGTTTTTCCGAATTTGTATTCTCCATTCCAATTAAATCGCTGGGAAACCCAGGATTTTCTTTAGGAACTGGTCTTTTATTAATATCAGCTACCTCTAATAGCGATCCATGCCTATTTCGTCCCTGTTTGTAAGCATTTTTTTGCTGAATATTAGAGAAGCTTTCCGAATCATAGACTTCAGCGCGACCACTGGCGAATTTCAAGGCTTCAACTGCACTCGAATGCGTGTAATTGATCTGGTCTTGAAGATCCATAAGATCCTTCATTAGCCCATTGTATTTTCCATTGTGCATACGGAAGTACGAAGCAAAGACATTGAAATCATTTATACCATCTGGTAATCCATCGTCTTTCTCATCTAGAAGTACGGTTCCAGCAAATTGCCTAATTATCATGTCATGTCGCTTTTTATGGACAATCCGTATTCCTTCTATCTGCTCTAATCGTTTAATATCTTTGCTTGATACCCCTGTTAAATCCGAGTTTTCACCTATATCCGTATCAACTAAATATGGCACAGACTTAAACTCTTTCTTCCATAACTCAAAGACAGCTATGGTTTTTTCGTATTTATCAACCTCAAATAAATCATAGGCTTCACCACTATTCTTGCTTCTGTCATATCTGTATTCTCTGGTCGAATCATAAACCTTCTCTTGCTCATAATCATCCAGGCCAATTGTTGAACTAACCTTCTGCAATTCCTTCTTCTTCTCGGGATACTGAGCCATTAAATCCTGCAGGGATCTATGTTCTTTCTTGACCAAATACTCTAAATCACTCTGGTCGACTCTCTTATGTGGGCCAAAGTACACATAATCCGTTGGAAGATGCTTAAATCTAGCATCACCGTCGATTCGTCTGCTCGTATCAAGAATAACTTCCCGATTTCCAATACCTGTAATGGTCAATTCCTTAAAGGTTTCCTTGTCCTCAAACTTAGCATTTGATTGCGTGAAAATATTGCGCACAACCACATTATAAATATCAGCTACCCTAGAATCTGACCCCTCAATAGGCTTAAAATGAGGCATTTTCTCATTCTTTAAGAAATGACCAACAGCTAAATCTATAATTGACGAGGTTTCATTTACAGTAAGAGTTGGAATGCCTAAGCTATTTCTATTAGCTCGATCAGCCTCTTTCCATTGTTCCGATTGGTAATAATCCCAACCCATTTCGCCTGATTCTCGGCAGGAACTTGTTAATTGCCGGGCTCTCTTATACAAATCGTAACCCTCGGAAACCTTATCATCGTCTGATACAGTCTCGCGCTTTGGTTCCCTTGTCTCATACGGATACAAATCATGGGTATGATCTATTCCTTCGGACTCAATAACGTATGGGAACCCATTTTCATCAATATCTATCGGATGTGTATGATTCTTATCATAACTACAAATGAACTCGGGAGCCGCTCCTTCTACCTGCCGAGAGTAGACAATATGATCGTGTCTCTCTGTCTTGGAAGCTTGATATATTTTGTTAGGCATTGTTATCTATTGTACCCTAATGTTATATAAAATCAAGCTTAATTACCGGCCCAAGTGCAACCATTATTTAAACTTTCGTAGTATTCATCAAAGGGGCAAAGATCTTCCTCTTCCTTAAACAAAGGCTCCAGCATCGTATCCGATAAATGAAAGGTAATCAATAGCGAATCCAATCTATCGGGTGAATTTCCAAGTCTTTTCTTCATACTCATCTTGGATTCAACCTCAATGTATTTTCCACCTTCATAAGTAATACCGCTTATCTCTCTCTCAAACTTAGGATCATTGGGGATCTGGATATTTCCACCTTCAAATGCCTCTCGCATTCTCCAATACAATTCATCCCGATATATTTTAAACCCATTCTTCTTCGGTTTCTCATGAACCGCAATCCCATAAACCTCGGGGTGATAATGCTTCAATAAATCAAATACACCCTTGCCAACACCGATCTTATCAACACAAATCTTCTTGCCATTATGCTCCTTGGCGATCTCTAAAACACCCTTTACGATATCCAAAGTCTCGGTAGCAAATACCTCAATAAACTTCTTAACAACACTCCCATGACGAATACAACACATCGTGCTGTCCTTACCACTACCAGCCGGGTCAACACCAATTACAGTATCTGTTCCAAGAGGAACCAAGATATCCCGTAATTTAGCCTCGTAAATCCAGTCATAGGGAATCAGAGTCCCATCACTGGAATTGGCCGGAAGACCCAATACATTGATCCTATATAAATCCGAATCAATAGGGTTTTCCCTTAATAACCTTTCCTTACTCGTCTTACTAACAATATTGGAATCCAATGCAGACCAATGTAATAATTCCCAGTTCTGAGAGATATTCTCGTCTAAATGAGTGCTTACAGCATATCCCTCACGGCGGTGCGGATTGAATATAATAATAGCCAAATTGCATAAACCCGTCAATGTCGTGGTCAATGCCTCAAATACCGCATCATGAACACCAGCAGCCTCATCAAATACAACCATCATATGCTCACCATGCATACCCGATAAAGCAGCCTGTATCTTGCCAGAATCAGCATTGATCTTAGCTGTTCTCGGTTTCATTACACCATTTTCCTGCTTAGGATTAGGAACATTCTTTAAATAAATAGTCTCGGCCTCGATCTCGATCCATTCCCGAAAAGCAAAGGTGTAATCACCATCTTCATCCGTCTGATTATACCACTTACTGAACTCAGGCCAAAGGATCTGACTTAAACTCTCCTTAGTCGGGGCCGTACAGAATATCTTGGGGCTGTAAATCATCGTTAGGAACCACTTACAGGCTATCGCTATAACAGCATCCTTGCCTGTCCCCTTGGCACTCATAATTGATATGCCATACTTGTCACTCAAAGATCGCTCCCTCTCCGTAGGCTTAATATCAGTCAAACCTTTATCAAATAACCCACAGTTGATCTTGGAGCCAACCATCTCAGTCAATAAGTCAAAGAACTCCTCCTGTTGCTCACTGGGCTCAAATGCACAGCATTCACGGGCAAATCTCGTTGCACCACCACGAATACGATAACGTCCGCTATCAATCGCTTCTTGTATTGTGAACTCTTCTAGAGGCATTTACATATCGCTGAAATCTGGAAAAACATCTGATCAATTGGCATCTTCTATTCTCTTCTTTGCTATATCGAAATACTTTTCGTCCTTTTCTATGCCTATGAAATTTCTATTGAGATTCTTGCAAGCTACGCCAGTCGTTCCTGATCCCATCGTGAAATCAAGGACTGTCTCGCCTTCGTTGGTGTAGGTTTTGATTAGGTATTCCATTAATGCAACTGGCTTTTGGGTGGGATGTACTGCGCCCCTATCTCGACTGAATTTCTGTATCATCTTAGGATAGCCAGTCACCGTCTGCCTATAGACAACGCCCTCTTTCATGCTAGGCTTGCGGTGCCCGCCCCTCGCTCCGCCAACTTGCCCACCAACCGTCTTCCCATTTCTGCATTTCTTATCTATTCTCGTTATTCCTTGAGGGTTGTATACCATAGGCAACTTGCAACCGTTATTTATTCCACCGCCCGAGAAAACAAGAACATCCTCAAAGTTGTTGAGTGGCATAAATTTAGCAGCGAAAAAGTTGCTGCCGTTATCTTTTTCCCACACCCATCTGTATTTGTACATATCGATGTTGCTTCCTATTAGCACAGATGAAAAAGGGTCTTGAGAGGTCAACACAATCGCACCGTTCTTTTTGGTCAACCGCTTCAACTGCTCCCACATAGGCTCAAACGGAATAACAGAATCCCATTTGCAAGCCGTTGTGCCATAAGGAGGATCAGCCAACACCATATCAATACTCCCATCAGGAATATCTTTCATCTCTTCCAAGCAATCACCTTGTATCAGTAAAGTCTTTGGCATCTTTTATTCCTCATCAAATAACTTCCTCGGATCCTTAGCCTTCTTAGGCATAACCCGCCTTCCTGGCTTCTTCTTGGGGGTGCCGTCCTTC